TTGTTATACTTGAACTCAGCCTGTTTCGACAACAAACGATGTTGCGAAAGTATGTTCAAATACTTACTGTGTAATTTGGGAATGTCGAGAAGTGCTTTGCCAGGTTCTGTTCTGTCAATATCAGAGTCTTGCCGCCACATTTCAAGTAAATCTTCAAGTTGTTTCATAATCCACCTCCAAACGAAAGGTTACACTATTCGTAACCTTTTGTCAAGCTTAATCAAAATAATTTTTCAATATCATAATATTCATACCGAAAAGTGGCATCGGCAGTAATGATGTTGTCTGGCCCATCCTGTACATTCATCACAAAGGTAGACAATGTTGTTGGGAAAACATTGAAGAATTTAAAACGGTAGTATTCTCTATTCGAGGAAGAGAAAAGGGTTAATGAGGCATCACTGAATTGTGGAAAATCTTTTCGTATATCATTTGCCGAAGAATTATATTTGTTTAAGTTTCTGAGATTTCTATATTCAGCAAACTCTTTTGGGAAAGTCATTGCACGAATCCAATCGTGTATCTCTTTCCAACTCTGTAGTTCTTCATCAACCATAAAAGTTACATTCAACAAGTCGTAAATTGCTTTTTCGCCTGGAGAATAAAGTTCTACGAATGGGTTTACGATGACGGCTTCAGATAAAGAGATACCAGGTACAGTTACGTTTTGGCAAAAGTACTGAACATTTGGAGCTCGACCAAAGGTCAACAGAAACTTGTTTGGTTGTAAAGGGTTTGGGTTTGTAGGATTGCGTGTAATTGCACTCATAGTGTTTTCTTAATATGTAGACCAATGTCAATGATTGTTTCTTTTTCAATCATGTCTATTATTTTGTTGGTCAATGTTATCTCTTGTTGAATGAAGACCATCTTTAATTTCAATTCATCAAGTTGTTGGGTATAAAATTCAAGTTCTTTTAATTTTCTGGCACGAATGTCCATCAAATCTGAAATCATTAATATTTCACTCATTGAAAGTCTCCCTTCTTCTACTATTTATATGCATAAAAAAAGAGGCACCGAAGTGCCTCTTTTAAGGGTGGTAAGCGCATTTATAATTATTATTAGTGCGCTTGGGGGAGGTATTACATTAAGTTTGCAATTTGGAATGCACGATAGTACAGGTTCGTTTGCGCTGTCAATGCACCTTGCGTTGTTGCAGCAGTACCGTCCGCAAATGGGTTGGACACGAGACCGTAACGAGTCTTGAAGCCAATCTTTGGTTGGAAAGTACCGGTGTCAACTGCACGAACCATTTGCAATGGAACGTATGGGCAGTAGAAGATACCAGCGTCATAAGCGTTCGAACCCTTATAACCGATAACTGCGAACTCATTAGTCGAAGAAGTTGGGGCATATGGGTCAATGTAGACCTTGATGCGACCGAAGATTGTACCAGCAAAAGTGTTACCGGTGTCATCAACTGTCAGATTAACTTGACCCTGAAGAGCCGAGTTGTAATCAAGAATGCCTGCCATAGCGAGAGCAGAAGCAACATCAGACGAACAAATCATGATGTTACCTTTCCCTCTACGAGTCGTCTTGGCAATTGTGTTAGCTTCACGCTCGATTTGGAAAGCAAGACCTTTAACTTTTTCAACCATCCAGCGACCGTTAGAGTCGGTGTCGAGGTCAAATTTACCACGAGTTGTAGTACCAACAGCACAACCAACAACAGCTGTTTGATAGATGGTACGAATAACTTCACGGTTGATTTCAGCAAGAATCTCTGTGGAGAGAATGTTTGCAAGTTCTGTTTCGGCGTCAAGACCATGAACTGCCTTAAGGTCTTGTGCGAGTTCCATCGAATACTCAGCCTTAAGAGCACGGGTCTTAGCAGTAACAGTGACTTTCTCAATGGAGAATGCCATTTCTTGGAAAGTGTTAGCAGCATCACCGTCACCGAGAGACTCAGCACGGGAAGTTGCCATAGCACCTACTGGAGCAGCGTTACTTGTGAAGACTGCGGTTGGAGGAGTACCACCAACTGCAAGATCAGATTGTGCAGCGCCTGTACCAGAGAAACCTGTGTTAGCTTCGTTATAGAAAGCTTCTGTACCAGTTTGCGAAGTGTAACGGGAACGCATCGCAAAGATGAGGCCTGTTGGACCAGACATTGGCTGAACGCCTGCCACATCATAAGCGATGAGGTTAGGAAGCGAACGGCGAACGAGAGAGATAAGGATTGGGTCGAAACCAGCAACTGGCGAAGAAGCGGAACCACCAAAACCGGTAATACCAGCATCACCAGTAGAAGCGGAGTTTGTTGGTACAGCTTCAGAGAGCATACCGGATGCTTTTTGCATTTCGGTTGCTTGGTTCTCAAGTATGACAGCGGTAACTGCCTTACGATATGGGTCTTTAATAGGAGCGAGGTCTGGGTGATCCAGAACGCCTTCCCATTTCTTTTGTAGTTGTTCGGACAAATACATTTAAGTTTCTCCTTTATTTACTTAAATTTTAGTTTTAGAAATAGCTTGCGATACTGCGGCAACAAAAGGATCATTAATCACTTTCTTTTCGCCTTCAGCATCTTCTACCTGTTCGTGTAGTTGTGACTCAGTTGCCTTTTTAGCACCTGATGGGAAGTAGTTCTCACGAATGGTTTCAAGTTTTTCTTTGTATTCGTCCTCTCCGGAGAATTCTACACTCTCTGCGAGTGTACGGATTTTTTCAACTTGAGTTGTTGTGAGACCTTCACATACTTCACGGGTAACTTCATTCTTGCGGGACTCTACGAGTGCCTTAGCAAAAGACATGCCACGCTCGATTTCTTCATCAAGCTTCGATTCAAGTTCTTCAACTTTAGTGGCAAGTTCGTCAACCAAGTCAACTTTCTCTGTAGGAACATCGATGTAATGTTCTGCAAAGAGATTACGAAGACCAGCAATAAATTCTTCTGTGAGTTCGGCACGAAGACCAGACTCAATAGCAATTGCATTTTCTTCCATCCATTGCTCAACCACATAGTTGAGATAGTCGTCAACTTTTTCGGTGAGGTCTTTTTGGATTTCATTAACTGCTTCTTCAAGCTGTGCAGCGTACTCAGTTTCAAGTTCTTCTTGAATTTGAGCAACACGGTCATAAACACGAGCTTCAAAAACAGTAGTTGCTTTTGTTTTGAATTCTTCTGAAAGAGTTTCATCTGCGAAGATTGCGTCAATGTCGGCAGAAAAATCAATTTCTTCTGCCTGCTCTTCTTCGGCGATAACTTCTTCAGTTTCTTCTACTTCTTCCATTTTGGCAGAAGCAGCAGATGGTTTAGTTGTAGGAGCAGTAGCACTCTTAGCAGCCTTAGTTGCATGAATCTTGTTAGAATCATCATCTGGCTTTGAATTTTGAGGTGTAGGACCACCAAGGTCTACAACTTCTGCACCTGGCATTTTTTGCATTGGATCCGAACCTGCTTTAGCCTTGCTTCCTGCAAGAACTTCTGCTGCGGCTTCCATGAGTTTTGATGTTGCCATTAGGAATCTCCTTATGATTTCTTATTTATAAAATTAAAGTTTTCGTAGGTAACTTTCGAATAGTTTTAGAGCAACTTCTTCAATCTGTCCTTTAGAAGCTCTCTTTATAGTTTTCTTAAAACGGTCATGGTCTGCTTCAACAAACTTACCATCTACCATCATCCACTCTTTATTTTCCATGATACCGTTAACAAAAGCACCTGGTGCAGAAGGGTCAGCAACAATGTCAGCCGCAGTCGCAAGTCTTAAATCATCTTGAACGAGGTTGTAACCTTCTTTAGTTTGCACCAAAGAACCAAGAGCTCTTGAAGAAACACCAATCTGAATATCGTTGTTGATAAAGTCTTCAACAATTTTACCGTATGGTGTCCCAAGAATAAGTGCTTTACCGTAGAAAGTGTTACCATCTTCTTTAAGAGACACAATTTTATGTGATACTCTTTCAAGGTTGAGTGATGGTGTATCTGGATGACCTAATTCACCAAGAGCACGATTTGTCTTGATAAATTCGTCTGTATATCTGGCAACTTCATTACGAAGTGTGTCCATTTTATAC